CCTAGCTTGACAGTAGATCCTGCATAGACAGGAGTATTAGGGTCAGTAATAGGAGTACCTTCTGTATCGACCACTGGTGGTCTTTTGTCCTCACTCCATGAGAACTTGATGATGTATTTTCCATCGGAGACCTCCTCCCAAGGCTCAGGTTTTAGAGAGCTACGCTTAGGGTTCTTGAGCTTAGACTCAGCCCACTTTAACGCCTCAACTCTCTCTTCTTCTAGCTTATCTATCAAGTCCTTACCAACTACAGCTCTCAAGCTATAGCCGTACTGACTTGGCTTCATTACTGCTTGATAACCCTCTAGTGTTACAGGGTTTGCAGTGACGTGGATGTTTCTCAATTTAACAAAAAAAGTAAGTGGATTCAATTACTGACTCTGGTTTAAGGTCGCCAATAATCGGTGGTTCAGACTCAGCTCCTATCTGTTGAGCAAAGTCTCTTAAAAAATCATGCTCTGCGAACAGGTGCATGTATGTATCTCTAACTAGATCTCCTAGTAGCTTCATATCGTTAGCTCTACATAGAACTGAATCATGTATTAGAGCTATTGGTGCATTGAATTTCAACGCTGAGATGTGCAACAACGAGGCATCTAATGAATGGATAAGATTAGGAGCTGTTGCATTTTTATGGTGAGCTTTATCTACTTGCTTACCATCTCCTACAGGTACACGTAAGTTAACAGTACCTAGTAGTTGTAGTTGTATTCTTACAACCTCTCTCTTGTTTAACTTCTGTCTAACAGTAAAGTTAGATGGAGTTTCCCATTCTAAATACTCTTTACCATTAGCTAATACTTTACTAACCTCTGTCTCTATCCATTTCATAACTGCCATAGGTCCAGGGAATATCTCATTCATTGCATCCCTAACAGCTTTGACAGTTTGTGTTAACTCATCCTTGTCAATCTCTATACCTTTATCCTTTAAAGCTTCACGTATGTATGACCTATTACTGTATGGTTTTGCATTGTAAGGTATTGTCATAACTGTACGCTTAGTACATTTACGATCCCAGTAAGGACGGATCTTCTCAGGTATATTTGGTAAGGCTTTGTCTGCTATTACTTGATAAGCATCTTGTGGTCTAGAACTTGGTATTACGTTAACTAACTCAGCGGTTGATTTACATTTACACAACCCTGATAAAATCTGTAATCCAGATGCAGTAGCGTCAGTAGCGATAGGTAGGTTGGTAGTAGTCTTAGTCTTAGCTATGACTATCTCATAGTACTCTCGACATGCTGCAAGGAAGCACCAAGGTTCTGATACTCCCTCCCATTCATGTATATAACCTATAGGATCTTTAGCTACATTCTCTATCAACTTAAGGTTATCTCTAACCCATTGCTGTCTATCAGACATACTGTCTTTATCCCTACCAGCCGTCGTGGCTACTTGGAAAGCCAGCCATTCTTTACCCTGTTCATTTATCTCTGCTGACTCACTGAAGAGAATCAAACTTTTTCCAAAGTCTGTGTCCTGCAAAGATAATACTGATGGGATGGGATATGCTCTTCCTCTGTAATCGAAGCTCCAAGGTAAAAAGAATTCCTTATCTTTAAAGGTATTAACAGCTGTCATTTGCATCCGTGTTCTACAAGAACGCCTGAATGACTGAGCATTTAAATCTCTTTTCTCTGTAGCTCTCCTTCTCCAGTCATGTCTTGATTCCTTATTGGTAGCAATATCAACTGGCTTAGGAGGTATCTCATGGTTAACAATAGGAATAAACTTTCCTACCTCATAACCATCTCTATCTAGTCGTTCAGCTACTCCAACAGTGAATGGATTTAGCTGGTATCCAACCTTTTGAATCTTGTTCAGAAAGGCAAAGGGTTTTTCTCCCTGTATATATGACTGACCTCGTCTGACCATTGAATTTATCTGTAATAACTCGTCAAGCATGTATCCACCATTCTGTTCAGGAGTCCATGGATTAGGTTCAACCAACATGGGATAGGACAGTGGAGCAAAGAACTCAGCATCCTTAAGGATCTGATCTTTAGAAGCTAGGTACTCAGGTGTTGGGACTACATATGTATTTTTATTTCTTCCTTCATATTTGATTTGTTTTTCGAACCATCCACTCTCTTCTACAAAACAATCGAGCAACCAACCACCAATCAATACTGATCGAGCCTTACCCCATGATTCCCATGGTGCTACCTCATACCGATTCATTAGTGTTTGAATCTTCTTGACTTTGTAGTCAGTTCCTGTTGCTTTATGCCAATAGTTATTCTTTAAGGTTTGTAACAACGCAGGTACTTTAGATTCGTAGTAAAGCATCTGACATTCTTTCTCTATACCGAATCCAATCGCAGCTGCAATGTTGGTTACATAATTACTCTTATCTCGATGACCAAAGATTTTATCAATAGCAATTTTGCATGTAATTGCTGCACAACTATTACTACTGAGTGCAGAGAGAAATGGTTTTAATTCTTTGAATTTAACTCCAACACAACCTCTGTGAATACGATCTGTAGTGTCATCTATTCTCTTGGATAATTTAGGAATAAGAGCTTGTAATGTTGTAGATCCGTAGAGTGATGCTGAAGCATAACTTTGTTCCTCTAGCTTCTGTGTATTACCATATAATTTTTCTTTCCCTTTACGAATTTGATCACGCTCAAGCCTAACTTGATCCGCGATATTACTCTTAGTAAGCATAAAAAAAAAGCGCGCTAGACGTTAAGATTTAATCTATACGTAAGTGGATATCTATATAAATAAAATGAGGTCAAGGCTTTTGACCCTGACCTCTACCGATATGTATCGTGGACTACCAAGAACCTAAAACCAGCGCGTCTACCAATTCCGCCAGGTGGGCTAGGTGATCTGGACGATCATAATCTAGCGCGGGGCGAAAATGCGGTTTTATAAACCTAGTGACTTCGTTGGAAAACATGCTTGGTGGATTCGCTGGATACTATATATTCGTCATTGCATTAGCACGACCTTCATCATCTGACTTCCCATAAATGAGAGTTGTAACGATGTTTTTGTGTCCCATTAAATCCATCAATGTACGGAAGTTAGTACCACCGCGCACATGGAACATTGCGAAACTATGTCTCAATGAATGGAAACAATATCCTTCCTCCAATTTCATATACTTTGAGGTTACATTCTTAAATTGTTTAAGAAGTTGATGACGGTCATTCCAATCATCCCCAAAGATAGATACATTTGAAGGTGCATATTCAAGCCGAGTTTGTAATATCGGCAAGACGTGAGTGTGTATAGGTATTGTTCTATAATTCCCAGCCTTTGTCTTGTTATCTTGACGACCACCAACATGGATTAACTTATGAAATAAGTCCACATCTTTAGCCTTTAAGTTTAACAATTCACCCTGCCTCATGCCTGTATAGGCAGCAGTTAGTACGATGTCAGCGAGGTTGTCATTGTAAAACTCCTCACGTGCTATGCGTACAATTTCATTCACCTGATCCTTGGTGAAGTGATAGCGAATTGATTCATCTTCCTTAAGTCGTTTGAACTTAGGAACATCAAAGTCAATCAGCTCTTCTTCCTTGCAGAAATTCAAGACAGTTGAGACAGCTGAGATGAAACGATTGATGCTTGATTTCATCAACCCATCTTCTTCTTGCAGCTCAACCATGCACTGAGTTAATACAGGTTGACGGATCTTCTCAGCAGGAAATGTATATCCCCTGAGCTTTGTGAAATAGTTTGAATAAATAATGGCTGACTTACGTCCTCCACCATTTCTCCAAGTGTCTCTGTTTTGAAGGGTGTAATCGAGACAATCACCCCAAGTAATTGCTCTAGTCATAGAGAATTTGTTTTATTTGATTCATAAGATCCTCACCTTTTTTTGTGAGTTTGAGTCGCTGCCTATATGGCGAGACTTCTTCTGTCTCCTTTACTATCAGGTCATACCCAGCTTTACCTAGACGATGATCCTTACTCAGCTTGTCAGTATTACGTGAGCTACTAGCAGTAGTGAAGTTTAAGTCTTCTTCTAATGCAGTCTTATGGCAATCATTATGTGATCCGATATAAAACAACGTAGCTAATACTTGGGCTGGTACTTCTCGGTCATAAAGACGAATGAGATTAATCACCTTTAATAGGCGTTCAATCTTTTCGTCTGTTTTTTTCCTCCGAAGGTTGGGATCCATCGTCCTTGTTAAAGTGTGGACGTGAATACTCTAGGCGATATGTACCTAGATGTATATCAATTTTTACAAAGCTTTCTTTATCTTTGCCAAGATAGAAATTACCAAAGCTCAGTAGTTGCATCGCTTAAGTCGAAGTTCGGGGCTAAGTTAGCTATACTGTCTAGCATGACTAAGTATCAGTTGCTACAATACTAGTCGGTATGTATCATCTACTACCTGTTCATTCATTAATGACAACAACTCCTCCTTGTGTGGATGGTTCTTGATGTCCTTAACTAGTTCAGCTAGTCTAATCTCTTGTGTTCGATTCCTCATTG